CCAGAGAGAACGCCCAGCCCGTCTTTTACCGTGCCGCGCATGGCAAACGCCGCCGCGCCAACCATTGCGAAGGATTCGGCCATCGCCGCGCCTGTGCCTTTCGCCTTCTGCGCAACCTGGGCGAACACCGCCGACGCCTGATCCTTTGCGGTAATGGTGTACTGAACGGTGTTGTTACTTGCCACTGCTTAGCGCCCTCGCGGTTTCGAGTAGTTCTTCCACGACGAATGACTCATCCAAATCCAGTGTCTCATCCAGCCCCAGCCCAAAGCCGTAGTAGCGGTTGAGTTCAGCCGTAATGAGGGCTTGCGTCAGGCGGGCACTCACGCGCAGCCCCTTATCGGGCTTGTTGCGCCAGGCTAGGAGCGCCCGCCGTAGGATTTTCGCTTCTCTGCCGCGTAGTCATCCCACACGCGCAACATGTGCGCGGGCTGCTCGCCGGTGAACTTGACTAACTCCGCGTCGAAGCCCTCAAACGTGGTGACGAATAGCGCTTGCGCGACGGACTGCTCTAGATCGCCTATCGTGTCCATCAGCGCGTCGGGCGCCACGCCGAGGATCGCCGCCACGTAGGCGCCCCAATCATCGCCTTGCGGGTTGAGCGATGCAGCGCGGAATCCAGCGCGGAATCGGATGGTTGGGTTACGCAAAACGCGCAACTCCACCCCCGCGAGTTGCGCGTCCAGCGTCCCCAAGTCAAGCGGCGCATAAACGGGCCGGTCAAGTTTTGGGATGTCACTCATAGGCTATGCGTCCGGGTGTGCGCTCGTGCTCGTGCGGCCGATGTAGAACCCGCCGAGGCTGTTCGTGAACGCGCCGTTGGTCGTCGATGTGTCGAGCCGCGGCTTCCATGTGATGCTCACGATGGAGTTGCCGTCGCGGTCTTCCGTGAACACGGGCGAGACGGTGACGGGATCGAAAGGCCCCTTGATCGTGAAACTGTTTGACGTGCTGGCCGTGCCGACGATCTGGAGCGCCTTGATCGCGCCCGGCGTGAGGTTCGCCGCCACGTACGCGCGCTCCGTGCTGTTGACCTCCAGTTGCGTGGTCAACGTGATATCGGGCGTGTCGCCGCCGTAGGCCGTGGGCGACAGACTGCCGTCCTGGAACTTCTTCAGGTGCACGACGTTGCCAACGGCGAGCGTCCATCCGACCAGCGTGCCAGTCGCTGCGGTCGGTGTGTAGCCGCTTGTCACGCCGGCCGTGTCGCTGTAGAAGGCCACTTTGCCAGTCGGAATCGTGGTCGGTGTGCGGACAGTCGAGAGGCTTGTGACCGTGGTCTGCGCAACTGTGCACGACTCCCAATCAGCCGAGAACGTCACAACCTGATCGACGCCTGCGTTCCCGGCCAACTGAAAGCCGGTGATGATGCAGCCGTTCGCCTCGTAGCAATTCGTGTCCGCCCCGTCGTAAAACTCCAACGTGCGGGGCGTGACAGTTGCCGCAGCCGAGAGCGGGAAAGCCCCGCTGAAGGTGTAGACGCCGCCCGCGCTGGCGCCCGACGTGCCGGCCACGAGGCCCGAGTCGATCAGGATCGGGCCGTCCTCAATCGAGAGGTCGCCGCTGATCTTGATCTTCGCGCCGTCGCTGGTCTGTTGGAACAGGTCTGCCGGGTTGAGGTTGCCGGTCAAGTACTTCTTCTGCCGCGTCCGACTGCCCCACTCAATCGAGGCGGCATCGATGCCGGCCAGAATCGCGGTGGCCGCGCTTGCCGATGTGAGCGCGGTCTCGCGCTTGCTCTGAACCTTCCGTGTGTTGAATGCTGGCATCTCGTTTCACCTCTTCGATTTAGTGTCTCATTGCTGAATCTTGAACGGCACGCGGATAGACCAGGCGAGCGTATCCTGCGCGGCCCACGATGACGCGGCCAGGTTGCCGGTTGCGTTGCCGACGGCCGAGGCGATGATCCCCAGCGTGCCCGCCGTGTTGCTCCGCGAGTCCGAGCGCACCGCCGTGACGAACAGCGCGGCCATGCCGTCCAGCACCGCGTAATCACGCGGCAAGTCTTTCCGCGCGACGTGTAGCTCAGTCACCGCCGTGTAGATCACGTTGTCACTCCCCACCATGCCGGCATCTTCCTCGAATGATTCGAGGTAGGACACGGCGGCGGGGAATAGCGCGATCTGATCGGGCAGCGTATCAGGCGCGGCATTGATCCCCGTCACCGTCGCGGCGATGGCTTGCAAGCGGGATACCACGGCTTCAGGCGTCACGACTGCACCGCCTTATCGATCTCGCGCTGAAGGATGTCCTCTATCGCGTGGATGCGCTGGGCGTATTCGACTGCCGGGCGCAGGAAGGGATACGCGGGCGCGTTGGCCTGCCGCGTGAAGGCCGATACCTGCACGTCACGCGGGGCGATGGGGCGCCCGAAAGCCTGCCGAATCGTGCGGGTGTGGGCCTTGACGCCCTCCGGGCCGCTGAAGCCCATTTCAATTCGCGGCGCATATTCAACATTCGAGCCGACGACGACGCTAAGACCACCCGCGCCAAGTTCTACAACCTCTGGCCGCTTCCTGTAATTCATGGACGCGCGCAGGCGGCCCGTCCGCACGATTGGTCCGGGCCTGCCGTCCGCGTTTTGCGTGGCTTGATTGGCGATGGTGATACCGATCTTCATCAGGGCCTTCCCAATCGCGCCGGCCACTTCCGGGCCAGTCGGGAAGTTGAGCGCGCCGGAGACGTTCACGCTGAAATCGATCACGCCTTGACCATCCTCCGCAACGGGTAGTCCAGCAACGCCTTAACGTCGGCGTCCAGCCCTTCGAGGATGGAGAGTTGCCCCAACTGCCCGGTGCCGACGACGCCGAAGGGCGAGTCCTTGCGCTTGTAGATGCGGGCGCATTGAATCTCGCAGGCTTCGCGGACCTGCTCCAGCCATGTGCAGGCCGCGGGGACGCCGAACGTGCCGACGATTTGCACGCTCTTGGGGATCGTCGGGTAGAACCGCTGTGTTCCGTTCGGCGCGATCTGTAGGCCCATGATCGGCGTGACTGTCGCCGTGGTGTTGAATGGCAGCGTGTCGTAGTCCGTCGATGCCAGCGTCGTGCCGTAGGCCCGGCTGCCCGTGTCGAGCTTGACGCTGGTAATCGTGGCGATATCGTCCGTGACTACGAGATGCGACGTGATCGGGGTATACACCCGCGTCTCTGAGGATGTGGTGAAAAAAATCCTTCCGCAGTACGCGTCTATCCACCGACTGACTGCTTCGATGATATTTTCGATCATCGTGTCATGCGTGGTGAACGCATCCGGGATCGTCATCTTTTCCCGGAATTGTGCGAGCGTGCAATACCCGTTGGTGATCGCCACTGTTACCCCCTGCGCTTGCCCTTCGCCTTGTGCGGGGCGTGCATCATTTTGTCAACCGGCGGCGCTTCGATGGCGGCAGTCACATCGTCCATATCGGCGGCAACGTTGACGGCGCCCACCTGAATCGCCGCGCCGGGAATCTCAATCCGCGCCCAGCAGCCCGGCCACGAGTCAACGAGGCGCAACGCCACGATGGGCGCGAACCAGCGCACTTCGCCGGCCTTCGCCGTGATGTCGCCCTGGTTGAAGTCGGAGAGGCAGAGAAGGTTCATGGTTATGCGGGGCGAAGATAGCCATACACGAGGCAGGTGGCGACCATCCCGTCGTTTGACCCGTCAAAATCCACACTCGTGTTGAGATATACGGTTACAAGCGTCCCAGACGGGACAGAACACGCGCCGGACGAAACGAAGCGGGAAGCGTTGTTTGTCGCCGCGCTCCCATAGATGGCGGTGACAACCGGGAAATTCGTAATCTCTGCCCCGTTTAGGACGTTCTTCATTGACGACGTTACAGAGCCAGCCGATAACCATTCTGGGGCACCTGCCGAGATTTGCGAACCGACTACAAACAGGGTATACCCATCCGGGACGACATAGGTAAATTTGTTGGTCGATAGGATTTGTGCATTTTTTTCCTGTAGCTCGAAGTTGTCGTACCGCCAAGCCAGCGTAACCGGGAATCCGAACCCGCCGCCGTTTAGTTCTCCACTCATCGCGCTATCTCCTTGTGCCCGTTAAGGCCATTCGCCGCCGCGTATACGTCGGGCACTTTCGGCACGCCCGTCACCGGGTCAACGCCGAACTTCTCTACTAGCTGGTTGGCCTTCAGCCAGTCGTGATGCGTCTCGTAGCCGGTCGGGATCGTGCTGTAGTGGCCGGTTGTCACCTTCGACGTGCTGCCGAGTTTGAACCCCGCCGCCTGCGCTATCTCGCTGAACGCGACATCTTCACTCTTGCGATGTTCTTTCGCGTCCGTCCGCTTCGGATACCAGAACCAATCCGGGCCGGGCAACGTCTCAAACACCTTGCGCCGCATCAGGCAGAAGTGCAAGCCCACCGCATCCACGGGCAGCGTCACTTCCTGCAATACCGCAACGTTGCGATAGTTGCCGTCGGCCATGCGCTGCATCCAGATCGCCTCAGGAGGCCAGCCGCGCCGACAGTAGAACGCCTGGAGAATGTCGTACTCCCAGCCCTCTTCGAGATCGCGCAACCGGGCCAGCGTGTCGCCGTCGATCTTCGCGTCCGAGTCAATCCAGAGGATCGAATCGCACGCGCTCTGCAAGAACCGCTCAACGAGTTCGTTTGCGGCCCAATGCGCAGGACGGCCGGAACAGATCGAGTAGGCGTCGCCGCGTCGTATCCCCGTTGCCAGCATAAGATCGAAGTGCTCGGAAAATTCCGACATCACCTGTTTCTCGCGCCGACTGGCGATAAACACTTTGCCCCATCCCTGATCTGTTCCGGCCATCGTCACCCCTCCGGTTAAACCGGATTCAAGACGTAGTGAAGCACCACGTCATAGTCGATCGTTGTCGCCGCGTAGTTCGTCGCGCTGGCGTAGTTCACGCCGATCTTGTCACCCGCCGCGAACGTCAGGACACCCGCCCGGACGGACGAATACCCCGCGTTGGACGAACCGGCCGCAGTCGTCAAGGTCGTGGTGATCCCCGACGCTTGCGCGTAGGCCGTCCCGCCGTTGTGGGCGTTGAACGCAACCGTCGCCGTTGTGACGTTGGCGTTTGCGCTCACGCTCAGCGCGACGATGCTCCCAGCGTAGGGCATCGTCATGCCGGTGTTCACGCCCGAGGCCAACGTCATGTAGCTGTTCGTTGAGCTTGCGCCCGTGTCAATGTTGCTCTTGACAAACGAAAGCTGGCAGATCGCGCCAAACTTCGGATTGAATGTGTCAGCCATTGCAGCCCCCCTTTAGGCGTAGGTGATGCCGAACGCGCCGGCCGTGTGGGTCGCAGTCGAGCGCGTGCCCTGCGCGGCAACGGCGATGCGGAAGCTGGTCACGAGGATGATGCTCCGCTTCTGCACGTCGCGGAAGACTTCCATCTGCAACTGCCGGCGGAAGCCGACGCGCCACATGTCGCGGTGAGCGATGACGATGGTGCCCTCGTCGTTGTTGCTGCCGGTCGTGGAGAGCTTGCCGTCGTCCTCGGCCAGCGAGATGCTCGAGGTCGGGATGACCGGGATGCCCGAGTACTTCGCCAGTTCACCGGAGAGAACCGTCGCGGCAGGCCCGAACTTGTCATAGGTCACGACGTTGGTCAGGCCCAGCATGCTCAGCACGTAGGTCTTGGGGTTGGTGAACAGCACCAGCCGGGTCGGGTCGGTCGCGTACTTGCCCAGCTTGCCGATGGCCGTGCGCAGCAGCGCGTCGGTCAGCGTGGTGTTGATGTCCGTCGCCTGCGCGGTGTTGTCCACGATCATCAAATGCCGCAGGCCGTCCTGTCCAGCGCTCAGGTAGTAGCTGTCATCGTCCGGGTCCGCGTCGTCCAGGTTGATGTTCCCGGTCGCGGCGTTCGTGCTGTCCGCGTTCATCAGGAAGCGGTCGATCTGCTCAGCGCCCTCGCGGGCCAGCATCTCGCGCAACGTCGGCATGACGGCAACGACGGCATCCTCGTCCAGGTTGTAGGAGAAGTTAATCTCGCACACCTGCTCGGTCGAGGTCATCGTGCTCTTCGCGGTAGCCGGGTCGCTCACGGTCGTGGCGGTGTTCTGCGTGCCCTTGCGCCAAGTGGGCACACCCCACCCGAGCGGGAAGTCGAACGGATCAGTCGGCATCGACACGGTAGCGAACTGCGAGGCCACGCGAGAGGCGACGAACCAGTCGTTCCACAGCGCCCCGGCCATGCCGGTGGGCACATATTCGTCGCCCGTGCCCGCGCCCGTGGCGGTGAGGGCCTTGCCGGTGATGTCGCGGAGTTCCTTCGAGACCGGGATGGGGCGAGAGCCGGGCGCGCCCGCGCTTGAGGCGTTGGCCTTGCTCATCAGCCAGTCTGCGAAGATCAGGTCATCGACCTTCGCGCCCGCGAACTTGCCCTGCTCCACGATGGCCGGGCCGGGCTTCGCGCCGCTCAGCGGGCCAACGGATTCGCCCTTGCGGACGGCATCGGCGGTGTTCGTGGCGTTCCACTCGTTCAGGGCCTTCGTGAACGTGGCAACGAGAGCGCCCTCATCAAGCACCTTGTCCCGCGAGCCGTCGGCGTTCTTGGCGTTCGCCAGCACGTCGCGCATCTCGGAAACGGTCTTGTTCAGATCATCCAAAGTAGCCATTGCGTATCTCCTTAAAAATGGTGGAAATCGCTTCCAGCGCCGCCTCTTCCTCTTTGATGGTGGCGATCGTCGCGTCGAGCGCTTCCGCGTTTGTTTGGTTCTCTTTGACGGAATCCATCATGGGCGCGTCAGGTTCTGGTTTGTCCAACTGCGAGAGCACAGATAGCAGCGTGT